TTATCGTACCGTACGATGTCCCCGATACGATATACTATAAGTGTACGAACCACGCGAACATGGGTGGTGAAATAAACACGACGTTCGGGAACGTGTTTTCCTTGGGTGACTTTACGGTTGCGGCAAACACACACGTTTCGGGCGAGTATACGTTAGCAACAAACTATGACGGAACGACGAGTAATTTATACGTGAACGGATATTTAATTACACAAACAACCCCGAGTCCAGCGATAAGTGCGGGTGTAAAAGAATTCATTCTTAGTAAAGAGTTCGACGGGTACGTGAAAAACTTCAAGTTTTGGAACTATGCGAAACATTTTTACCCCATAGTTACTATTTCTTTTAGATATTGTCCAGGTGGGCGTACGTCAACTACGACGGGTGATAGTAATCAAGTTGAATGTTATGTATATAGTGAAACAACGAGTTCTTTTACAAGTGAAACACCATTTTTAACTTGGGGTCCACAAAATGATAATTCTTGGAACGAGTATTCGGGTACGTTTACACCACCTTCGGCTGGTGATTATAGATTGGTATGGAAATTAACAACGGGTAATCATGTACCTGATACGGGTTGGGACGATATAACATTTGGTAATACGACATGGGATTTTGAAACTGGTAACGATGGATTTAAATATCATAAAGCTAATACTTTAAATATTTCTAATGCATCTGATTGGGGTACTAATGGTTTTGGCAGAACAGATGGTTCAACAGTTAACGGTTCTTATATTTTGATATCACAACAAAGTCCTCAATCGTATTATATATGGTATGATGGTTCATATGATGATAATAATGATAATGTTCAATATTTTATAATATCACCAACAGTTTCCATGTAATATTAACACACCTTAACCCCAAGCTCTCTGCATACTCGATTCAATGGCCCACGGGTACCGTATTTTACCGTACCCGACGATATTATACGCGTCGATACCGATACGGTTACATTTGGTACACACGTCGAAACTGTCGTCAATGATCGAGTCTAAAGCAAGACTTCGACAGATTTCGTGTTTCTCAATTTCGTGATCCGTATAACTATTGGTCATGATAAGATCGTCGAACGTATTGGGGAACCAGTACTCGAGCCATTGTTCGGTTTGTGTACGCGCGTAACTTTGGCGACCCGTGACGATATACATTTTATCGGCGTGTTTGCGTAAATACCCCATTTGTTTACACACGCCCGGGATCGGTTTAAGTTTCGCGAACTCTTCGGATTCGTAAAAATCGTGGACCATGTTACGCGATTCGGTTTCGGTAATGTTAAACATATCTTTATAGACGTAAGGGTACCTTTTAGTGGCGGGAAACTTGTACCCACGGAACTTTGCCATGGGTCTTACGAACGAGACGAGAACTTCGTCGATATCAATAGCAACTCTTTTCATTTATTACAAAATATTCACTCATAATCTCTAAATACTATTCCGACGGGAAACCTCGGAATCCCGAGATCCGTCAAGTTTTGGAACTTTACGGTTAACATTTTACCGAAATACTTTTCCTTATGCGCATAAAAATACTCTCTTTGTTCGATCGTACCTTCGGGTCGAACACAGAATGTACTTCCATTTTCGGTTTTACACACCCATACGACGGCATTTGCATCGCGACCGTGTCCCGTCTTTGCATCGACAACTTCGTATTCTTCCGTCATGAAATCTTTGAATTTCAATAGGTAATTACTCCGTTTCCCATTTTCATACACACTCGCGGGATCACGAACCATGGTCCCTTCGTACCCTTGTGAAACGAACTGATCGTGGAACTGTTTCAAACACGTTTTCTTACGAACGAGTTTCGTTTCGACCGTGACATACTTTTTGCGTTCCTCGAACGGTAAATCGGGACGATTCACGTCGAAATAATCAAAGACGTAAAACGTGAGTTGTTTCGGATCGGTTTTAAACAAACTCGTAATTTCCTCGAACGTTTTGTTTGGATCGTAACATTCACCGTCGAGGTACTCGCCGTCCTTAAGACCTTTACCGAGATACTCGGTTCCCGGAACGAGTTTCCCCGTACGCGAAATCCCACCTTTATTCGAGACGAGTAACCGAACCCCGTCGAGTTTGGGTTGAACGTAGAACGGTTCCGAGATGTACCTTTTACGATCGTCCCATTTGTTTGCCAACATAGGCATAACGTCTGGTACCTGTAAATTTTTCCACATGGTTTTTGCACGTTTCAGGGCACTTTCGTACCCGAGCGGGACGTGCGTTGTTGAGATAGATTCTTTACCATCAACAACACCAGTTGCTTTAATGATATTGGCGGTACCATCTTTCAGTTTTTCAACTCTGATTGACGTGTACCTTTGATTGCCGTTTTTGTCCGTTTTAAAAATTGTTTCCATTATTATAGTAGATATGATTCCAGTTGTAGATTATAAACGAATGGAACGACTTAGGCCTCCAGAAAACACGGTTATTCCTCTAAACGCAAATACTCTATGCATATTTCTTATACTAGCAACCATTATTGGTTTGTATAAGAGACATGTGGACACCAGATCCCGAAGGGATCTGTGAAGAGGAGGAACCCCCAGACCCGAAGGGTCTGAAGTTAAGGAACACGACCCCTCCGTGATACGACCCCCAGACCCAGACCCCTTCGGGATACGACCCTCAGACCCCTCCGGGGTCTGTAGTCGGGATCTAATCAACAGAATCAACGACATTATACTTGATACACTCTTGTGGATCTAAATATATGTCACGTTTCATAATTTTTTTAAGTTGTTTTTGTGGTATAGACGTTTTTTCCTTATACGTCTTTGTAACCATATCCATGAGTTTATCACACGATTTCATTTCGTCTTTGAGTTCTTCGTATTTTCCCCAGAACCCGTTCGTGGATATTTGGTGTATGAGTACGTGTGCATTCTTACCTATACGACGTTCGTGACCACCCAAAAGAAGAAACGTCGCGGCGGAACAACATACGCCTTGTGCTATGGTAACAACTTTAACGCGTGACTTCTCGATAATGTTCATGGCACTTAACCCCGAGAACAAATCACCGCCTTCACTACATATATGAAAATATATGACGGGTTCATACCCAACAAGTTCAGCCTTCTTTTTAAGAAGATCTATTTCGAGTTTCTTAAAATCTTCGATAAACTCAAGGATATCTACATCGGTAATTTCCCCGTAATAAAAGATTTCATTACCAATGACTCGAGATATTTTAAAATCGTTTTCTTCTTCGGTACTCATTTAATTATTCTGTACACACGTCTTTAATAAGTTTTTTGATTTTCGTCACTTCCCTTTGTTTCAGTTTATTGTGTAAACCTAAATGGTTCATAACATCAAAATCTTGGGGTGTTAAATTATATTCACTAAACATCGAAACGTCACCTTTTTGTGCATATTCACGTAAAAGCATGAATTCATGGTGTTTCATATTTGTATGTGAACGTATCTGTATACTTCGAATTTTCTGTTCACGCATTTTCTGGTTCCCGTATTTTGTCCATGCACTTCCCGGTCGAATAGCATCTTTCTCGAGTAGGTTTTTCATGTAAATTTTAGGAATCTTTATAGCGTTCAAAACAAAGTAAGGCATGAAATCCCATTCACCTTTATAAAGTTCCGTATCGTATAGATCGGCGTGTACTAAACTATCCATGATTTTATCGTAATGGTCCGTATCCGTTCCAAGATAATTTTCGTGTACGGATCCCCAAACGTGTCCATGTTCGTGTATCGTTTCATTTATATCTATAGTACCGGGTACACAAAGAAGGTCTTCGATAATTTCTTTCGGGGATTTAAAAATATCCTTATCGTCGCTAAATTCAAGGTAACTGAAATAGTTCCCGATATTTCCTTTACACTGTTCGGACGCTATTTTCGATCGTGGGTGGTTTTTATTTAACCACTGAATGGTTTCTGGTTTACGTTTTGGTACGAACACGAGTTTGAAGTTGGGTAACATGTGTACGTTTTTAGACGTGACGAGTAATGGTTTTTTTGTAATGTGACCTCCGTTACAGACGGTTTCGACTATACTTTTATATGCAGTATCGGACTCGTAATCGTCTATATACGCATACATGTTCGAATTTTTTATCGTACTTAAAAACAGGTCTTTTTTCTGTAAAACTTCGTCATGCAATTCTATACTATTTGATTCGTCAAGAATTTTATTCAGAATGTACGTTTTCCCAACACCAGCCGCACCACACAAAAACACATTGGTACCGTTTTCTAACAGAGACGTGATTTCTTTTATTTCGCGATCGTGGAGCGAAATAGTACCAACCTTTTTTTGTTTATGTATTGTAACGAAGGCATCCATGTCCGATGAAAATGGAGAAAGCGATCTTGCTACTCAGGCTTTAGATATTATTATGGAAAATAATACACTCCAGAAACGCGTTTTAGACCCTTTAAAAAGGAAACTTTTCCCTTATTTGATGTGTGTTACAATCTTTAACCTTGCTCTTTTTGTGATGGTGGCGTATCTTGTGAATCGTCTTTCGGTGATTCTGTAACAACTTCCATGAGTTCAGTTCGTCTTCGGAGTTCTTTCATGAGATCACCTTTCAAACTTACGAGTCCCTTATCTTTTAAATCGGATATTTCGTTTTTACGTTCCTGTATGCGTTCTATATCAGATTTAACGGTTCCTTTTATACCTCGTATTTCATCGAGTTCTTTTTTAAGTTCGCGCTTAGCAACACCACCAACCGCGTCTTTGAGTTTCGTCATGACTTTATTTTCCTGTATGGCCTTGAATGGCATGATGGGTTGTATGTGCATGATTTCGGGTTTGAAAAACGCATTATCGTCTGGAAACTCGCGTTCAAATGCATCTATCATTTTTTTGGGTACGTTTGGAGACTGTTCAATAAGTCTATCGTATTCGGCGCGCATATTTTCAATCATGACGGTACCGTTTTGTGTTCTTTCAGCAAGAGGTAAAGTTAACTCGAGACGAATGGTTCTCGAAAGTTTACCGTACTGTACCGACGCGACGCGGTGACCTTCCATGAGTTCGTTGATTTTGAGAAACTGCATGATAGTTGTTGCAATGGCGGTGATTAAGTTCAAACCACCAATAGCCGACGGTACGTACGGTTGGACAGTAGGTGGAAACGTTTCCTGTGCAAAGTTTGCTGTACCGGTTATGGTACTTACAATAATAAGGGGTATGGTAAATTTCATGCTTAGATTTTTAAATGAACAGTACGCTTGGTAGTGCATGTATCGATAACACGCAGCGGCTTCACCCCAGGACTTTAATATTTTCTCCTGTTGTGGGTGCCAAATTTTCGGAAGTTTCTTTTCTTCGTTCATACTAATAGAGATGAACATTATATTCTTCATTCACTTACTTTTCTTCATAACCATGTTGGTTGTACCATTCATGAAGAACAAACAAAACCTCGAATTTTACTCACTTCTCGTCCCGTTTATATTTTTCCATTGGTCCGTGAACGACGATACGTGTGCACTGACCCAAATGGAAATGGCTGTAACAGGAAATAGTAAAGAAGAAACGTTTTTTGGACGTATAATGGGGCCCATATACAAAATGGACGATACCGAGGCAAACAATTTCTTAAAATCTATTTTATTTTTCCTTTGGTTACTTGTTCAGTATAGACTCGATAGAATTGATTTGAGTCCACTCAATGAACTCAAAAAACGTATCGTTAAATAATATTGGTATATATAAAATGAAGATCAAAAACAAAACGCAAACAAAACTTATGTTTATTGCGTTAGCGGTTCTTTTTGCTTTAGTTATATACCAAATACGTAATCCAATCGTAGTTAAGAAACAGGTTCCTGTACCCGTACCAGTTGAAGTTCCAGTACAGATACCAGTCGAAAGAGAGTTTCGAAAACCACCAATTAAAGAGTACAAACCCGGGTACGTCCAACAAATGGGGGTTCTTGTAGGTCCAGATGAAGAAACCTTACCTTTATACGGTAAAGAAGTTCGTGGAAGACGCGATCAATACCATTATTACACGACAACACCAGGTGATCAAGTGTACCCACTTCCAGTTACGATTAATGACCGGGACTGTATGGACGATATAGGGTGTCAAGAACTGTACGGAAATGAAACCGTTTCGGTATTAGGACAAACGGGTTCATTTCAGGCGAAATTGTATAGAACGGACAATTTTTTCTAATGCAATAGTAAATGGCATATTCAACTCAAACACTTGCCTCAAAAATAACGAGTATAATTTCCTCTACGTGTTGTACAATGATGATAATGCGAATGCCTTTTAAAACACCACCGGTAATGATAGCGATGTTATTATTTTGCTGCTGTTCATTGTCACAAACTGTACTTGTCGGTAAAGATACGGTTAATAGATTTAAATAAAAAATAAATACATATAGTATAAATGAAGATAGATTTGTTAAAAAATGAAGCAAAGCGTCTTGGTCTTCGTGTAACCAAAAAAATAAAAGGCAAACGCGTTCCTCTGAGTGAAAAGGAACTTAAGATGAAAATTCAAAGACGGCGACAACCACCTTTGGAAATTCGAGTTCGAAATTCAAAAAAACTTATACGAACGTGTAAATCACTTCTGAAAACCATGGAACCATCTGTTCCGAGAGCTCCCCGCGTTTCTGTAAAACGCATTCCATCAGCACCCCCGGTCCCACCAGCACCCCCGGTCCCACCACGTCCCGTGAAACGCGACCCACGTGCAAACTTAATGACGGCTTTGAAAGCAAACCTCGAAAGACGTGGTATTAGACAAAAGTTAAACCAAACTTCTTAGACATGAACTTTTTTGCACTTTCGAGTTCAGGGTAACTCCATAAAAGCCATCTCGACCAAAACCCCGCGGTATACAAACCTGATTTACTCCAGTTTTCTTTATCGCTTCGTGTAACATCGAGCATGTTTTTGTGAACGAGTTTAGGATCGGTTTGTTTTTGAACCATGTGTGGTACAAACCCACCGTGACGCGTGACGTACATACGCATACGTAAAGGGTTCTTGTGTAGTGTATAATCAGAGTACCCCTTGGCCCCAAAATCAACAATCTTACCATCATCGAACGTAACTCTAAACTTTTTATCAAATCGCGGACTTTTTCGTAAACGAACACGCATGTATACTATAATTATTGAACATATTTATTTTGTAACCTTGCGAGTGTATAGTGGTGATACAAATGAAGTATACCAATCGCTAAAGAAACGTAAACCGCTGGGTTTTTCCTGGCTTTTCTGTTCATGAGAATCAGAATAACTGAAGTGAGAATGATGAGTGTTGGTAAAGTGAACAAACCAATTTGAACATTGGTCAAACCCAGAAACCGTTTATCTAACGTATCGATTGTATCGTTTTGTTCTGGTGCGTAGCATTCTTTTCCTTTATAACCTGGCATTTATTATATATACACAAAAAAAATGTGGGTTTTCATGATTCCTATAATATTATTATTGAACGATTATTTAAAAAATCCAATCGATAGACTTTATTTTCAGAAACCTTTACGTCCACTCATCGGTATACGAAATTCACTCGTAGACTTATTTTTTTATAAGCCATACTATTCGGTCGACGATTTTCCAGGCCTTTGGCGTGTTCAAAAACACTTTTTCGATATAAAAGATGAATACGACGGGTTACACAAAAACGCACAAAAATGGTATTTCCACGATCTCGATCCATGGTTCGACCGTAACGAAAAGTATTATTACTATAAAATACACGATTTTCCGAACATATACGCATTTTTAAAAACTGTACCGTGTGTTGATCATGCCATGATTGCAGTCATGGAAGGACCAATGTCTATATCAGCACACCGTGCCGAGAGTAATTTACAGTTACGGTACCATTTAACCCTCGAAGGGACGAGTAATCTCAATACCGAATTTGAATTTCATAAACACGAACCGGGTGAATATATACTTTTCGATCACGCGAGGTACCACCGCGTTGATAAAACCGACGAACAAAAACGGGTCGTACTTATTTTAGATATTAATAGGTTTTAAACTAAAGGTGTTTTCTACATACCGCTTTATACATGTTATGATCACCGACAAGTTCAAGCTCATCGTTTTGAACAATACGTTTTGTAAACGGTCCGTGTGTACCGTCCATACACTCCATACACATCGCCGATATTTTAAACACTTTATCGGCGAGAGGTACACAATCTATGAGTTCACCAAACTTTCTTTGTTTGTAATCGCCATCGAGCCCCGCGAGTAAAATCGTTTTACCCGAATCGAGAACGCGTTCAACAAACGTTTTAAGACCCGTAAAAAACTGAGCTTCGTCTATGGCTATAACGTCGACATCTGAAAAATCGACTTCTTCGAGACTATTTGTTTTTATACAATCGAAACGAACATTATCATGGGTACGTAAAACGTCTTCGGAAGCGCGTGTATCCTTTTTCGAGTTTATAACGAGAATACGTTTACCTATAACTTTGTACCGTTTTAAACGTCGAATAAGTTCGGACGTTTTTCCTGAAAACATGTTACCCATAATAATCTTAAGACTCATTTCTAAATATACGTATTATTATTTTTTTATACTTATATACTATATGTTGAATATTTATTTATTTCTATTAATCTCATTCACATTTAATCTTATGACAGGGTATTATGTCTCATATAAAAGAAATGTTAAGGAAAATGATAAAATATACGACTTGGGATTTAAAATTTTACCAAACCTTGAAAAGTATGATTATATTAATGATTATATATTGATTATACCAATACTCTTTTTGGTTTATCATTTTGGTGGTTGGACTAAAAATAAAAAAAGTACATTTTTAATTACAATGGGGTTGATGTATTTATTTAGAAGTTTATCAAATTATGTTACAACATTTCCAAGTATGAAAAAATGTGATTTAAAACCACCTTTTGGGTTCTGTAATGATTTTATGTTTTCAGGACACACGACGTTTAACATAGTTATTTCTTATTTTGTTAATAGTATATTATGGCCATTTTGGCCAATACTTACATCTATACTAACGATTGCGACGAGAGAACATTATAGTGTTGATGTATTAATAGCATGGTTGATATTTGGTTCTTTACAGTGTAGAATATAATATTTATATAAATAAATGACCGTTGAGATTATTACATATGCTAATAAATCACAAGGTATGTTTGAAGAACTTATCAATAATGAATTCGGTATTCCTATAAAAGTTCTGGGTTGGGGTACTAAATGGAATGGTTTTAGTGACAAGTATAAAGGTGTATATAAGTATCTTGAAAATAAAAAAGACGATGATATTATAATATTTCTCGACGGTTTTGATACAAAAATTAATAAGAACCCACAGAATGTTTTAGAACTCTTTAAAAAATACGATTGTAGAGTTTTGGTATCCAAAGATCCAGTACCATTTGGGTTATTTTCAAGAATGATTTTTGGAATTTGTGGTGACAAATCAACTGCCAATTCTGGTCTTTACATGGGATATGCTAAAGAACTTAAAAGTGTTTTGGACGAAGCATTATCTGAAAAATGTGAAGATGATCAGACAAATCTTAATACCTTGTGTCAAAAGTTCGAATATATTAAGGTGGATGAAGGTGAAACAATTTTCAAGAACTTTGGACCAATGGATAAAGACACGAAAACTAATGCATTATTTGTATCTTATCCAGGGACTTTGAGTTTGAACAGATACTCACGCGCTATATCTGAATATACACAATTCATGTACATGTATATTTTATGTGTACTCATTTTGGGTCTTTCTTTATTCCCACAATATCAACGTATATTATTGACACTTTTAATTTTTGTATTGAGTTTTTATATATTTTTTGCAGATAAATCGTGTACTA